GGAAGGAGATAGTATAAATGGCTCTGACAAACGAAACAGCCATACGGGCAGACGGCGATGCCATCCAGATCGATGGCAGCAACAACGTCGGCATCGGCGTCAGCCCGTCGTACAAGCTGCACGTCAGCGGCGCAGTCTATGCGACCGGCGATGTCACAGCCTTCTCCAGCGCGGCGGCGAAGTCAGACATCGCAACCATCGCTGATCCTCTCGAACTGGTTGGCAAGCTGCGCGGCGTATCGTGGACGTGGAAAGACAGCGGCGAGAAATCGCAGGGCGTCATCTACGAGGAGATGCTCGACGTGCTGCCGGAGCTAACCAGCAACGAGGGCGGGGCTAAAGGTGTGAAATACCAGAACCTCGTCGGTCTGCTGATCGAAAGCGTGAAGGCGCTCAAGGCAGAGATCGACGAACTGAAAAGTCAGCGCTAATGGCACTGCAAGCATCCGGCGCGATATCGCTATCCGACCTGGCGACTGAGTTTGGCGACACCACGCCTAACTCGATGTCGGAATTTTATGCGGGCGGCAGCCTCGTCGGGACGCACAACGCGAGCGTACCGGCGAGCGGTACGATCTCTCTGACAGATTTTTACAGCGCGACTGCGGCCATTGTCCTCGACATCACGTCGAGCGCCAGCGAACAAAACATTCTGACCTTGGCGACGGCGGCGGGGTATAACGCAGCGAGCGACACGACACCGATCATCGTCAATATCGCCAGTGGCGTGACCGTCAGCGGCTCCAGCACGCACGCGCTTCGAACAGGTGCGCTCAACGCCGACAGCGATTTGACGATCAATATCTCAGGCTCCGTCGATGGTTACACCGGGGCAACCGGCGGGATAAACACTTCGGGCAGTCCCGGTGGCGACGCGCTGTACTGGGAGACGACGACCGGCGGCAGCGGCACCTACATCGTCAACGTCTTGTCGGGAGCAAATCTTCGCGGCGGCGGCGGCGGGGGCGGGGGCGGCGGTAGTGGCGGCGTGGGCTACAGTACATATGATGGCAAAGAAGGGTGCATTGGCACACTTATATATGGTTCCAATGGTGCATCAGGGAGCGCTGGTGGGTTTGGTTCAGCAGGTTCCGCAGGTAGCGCTGGTGGGAGTTCCGTCGGCGCGGCGCCCGCTTGTGTCGACGCAGCTGCAAGTCCACAGCCGGGGGCGGCAGGTGGTGCGGCAGGTTTTGCTTTAAGAAAGAACGGCAGAACAGTGACCCTCAATAATTCTGGCACAGTGGCAGGGAATGCAGCCTGATGAAAATTTTAATACCATTCTCAGGAGGGGTTAACAGTGCTTATGCGGCATGGTGGTTTGCGGCGAACACACCCCACGAAATTGTCACACGCTTTCTACGAGACGAAGACTTTACGGGTGCAGATAATAGCGATGCCGAAAACCACGCAATAGCAGTAGCGACATGGCTCCGTGAAAATGTGCGAGAATTTGAATTTTCCGCCGTTAGTGCCACTGTTGGATATACAGAGGAAAAGGTTCCTATCCGAGCGGGGTTTCAAAAACGGATAGACATAGGTGTGCGTATTGCACGACACACGGAAATCGCCGTTTGGTGTGACGAGGATGATTTTGACGCTGTTGTTTTCGGGCGATCATTGGAAAACACGACGAGTGATGCGGCTATACACACCAGAAATATATGGACGGACACAGGCACTCCAGTAATGTGGTCTGGCTGGCCTACTATGGGAGAGACTGTGCCAGCCGACTTTGACTTTGACGTGGTTGCTGCAACGCTGACAGGAAAATGGGAACAGTATGAGCAACTGCCGACAGCCTTACAATCCTTAGTATTATCGGATCACGCAGAGTGTACTGACCATTGGTGTATCCGCTGCGCCTACCGCAGAGGCTATGAGCACTTCGTCGCAAACGGCCAGACAGGTCGAGACTTCGATCAATGGTGCGCCCAGAAAGGCAGCTACGGTCAGTGGCGATCTGAGGCCGATCCGGCGAAATACGTCTATCGGGGCAACTGCTGCGATGAGACTGCCGTGCGTAATTATCTCGCTGATTTGGTCGGTCGAGATTGGCCCAGCGTGATCGACAGGCGCAATCGTATCCAGTGGTTTAGCGACAACGGCGCTGACATGACGGGCATCGAAAGCGAAGAACAGTTCGGAAGTTTTTGCGGTCGCATGGGTCGCATCAATCTGGACCGGGGCGTCAACTCGGACGGCATGACCGGCGACGATTACTGGGCCGCAATCCTAGAGGCGGCGCTACTCTGATGGATAATCACGCCAAAACCGTCATCGATCTGAGTAGCATCACCGTCGTCTTCGCAACGCTGGTCGAATGGCTCCCTGCGGCGGCAGCTTTGGCGTCCTTGATCTGGTCGGTCATCCGAATTTATGAAACTGAAACCGTGCAGAGGTGGATTAAAAAATGTCGCAAGCAATCGTACTGAGTTACGGCGAAGCAATGCTACTCGGCGTGGTCATGGCTGGGCTGCTGTTGGCCGCGTTTAGAAAATGAATGGACAAAATAATTGAGGTCCTCCGCATCGCAACGAGGGATAAGAAATGATCCAAGCTCTGCTGCCGGCGATCATGCCGGCGATCACCGATATCGTTGGGCGGTTCCTGCCGGAGAACGCCGAGGAACGGGCTAAGGCGGAGCGCGCTATCCAGGCGCAGCTCACAGAGCACCTTGCCAAAGTCGACCTAGCTCAGCTCCAAGTGAACGAGGCAGACGCCCGCGGCAATTGGTTTCAATCGTCCTGGCGCCCGCTGACAGGCCATATCTGCGCAATGTCGCTGGGCTGGACATATCTGCTCCAGCCGATCGTGTCGTTCGCGCTCGCGCAGTTCGGCGTCCTGGTCACGCTGCCGGCGCTGGATATGTCGCAGATGATGCCGATACTGCTGGGTATGCTCGGCCTGGGCGGGCTCCGGTCTTGGGAGCGCGCCCGGGGCGTGGGCAAATGATTACCGAGCGCCTGGTCAACAGCGTGAAGCGGCACGAAGGCTTCCGCGCGGCCGCCTATCGCTGTCCAACCGGGCGGCTGACAATCGGATACGGCAGGTGCGTGGACGAGGACGTGCCGGGCACCGGCATCACAGAGGCCGAGGCCGAGATGCTACTGGAGAACGACCTGGTTCGCTTTGAGGCCGCCGCGCGGCGCGTCGCCGGCGACACTTGGAAACTGCTCAACCAGGTGCGGCGCGAGGCCCTCATCGAAATGGCCTTCAACATGGGGGAAGCCAACCTCGCCAATTTCCGCTTGATGCTGGCGGCTCTTGCCGCGGAGGACTACGAAGAAGCGGCGACCCAGGCGCTACGAAGCCGCTGGGCGACGCAATGCGGAAAGCGCGCTGACCGTATCGCTGAAAGGCTGCGTTCCGGCGAGTATGCCTGACTGGCGGCAGCAGAAGGGTCAGATCTGCGAGACGATCCTGACCGAGTACCTATTGCATCTCGGGTATTATGTAATGAGGCCGCTCGCAGGGCAGGGTCCGGTCGACATCATCGCGTACGACGACCACGGCAGCTTGTACCTTCTCGACTCGAAAGCCGACAGCCAGCGCGTCCTGCCAAACCGAACTAAGCCTAGCCGCATCCACAGGTCGCTGAGCAAGGCGCAACGCGCGCTCGGCGTGCGCGTCGCATATGTCGATATGGAAAGCCGGACCGTCCATATCGTGCCGCCGCTTGACGACGGTGCGACCTAGACATTCTTATGGTGTATTCGCAAAATCTTCGCAGACCGAATTAACGGCTTGACGCATCGATGGACATCGATGAACATTCATGCGCAGGCGAAATCGTGAGATTTTTGCTGGGCGCGCGGCTAAGCCGTTGATATTGCACAGGTTGTGTTTTCCCGCAAAACGGACTCATAACCTGAAGGTCGCAGGTTCAAATCCTGCCCCCGCAACCAAGCAAAATCAACGACTTAGCATTCATGCTAGGTCGTTTTTTTTGCCTTTTTGCCGCCCGTTCGCAAAATCTTCGCAAAATTTTCTCGGTCTCGCCTGTTCGCAGCAGAATGTTTAGGTCTTTTTTTTGCTTGTTGAGTAAGAAAATCTTACTATATAAAGTGGGAAGGCAGCGTGGTGCTGCCGCTCGGGAGAATGACTGTGAAGATCCGCACAACCAAGACCCACCATATCGCCGACGCCCGCACCCTGGGTGGCGGCGAGAAGCGTTTCCCCAAAACGCCTGCCGGCAAGCGCGCGGCGCAGGATTACCTGCGTCATGTGCAAGCGGAGCATAACCAGCAAGGCGCGTTCACCAACCCGACGACGACGCCGACTTTCGAGCAAGCGGTCGTCGAGTACTTGGCTTACGAAGAGGGGCGGGCACGCCGCGGCGAGCTGGGCGTCGCCCACCTTGGCAACAAGCGCGTCGCGCTGCAGGTTATCGGAAGGATCAAGTACGAGGGTCGCCCGCTCAATGCGGTTCGGCTGGGCGAACTGCGCCCAGGCGCGATCAAACGCGAGGTGCTTCCAGTGCTTTTTGACGGCGTTGCCTATGGCACCGCTCAGAAGAAAGCCGTGATTCTGAAGCACATGCTGAGATGGGCGGTCGAGACGGCCGAGATCCTCAGATCCAACCCGGCCACAGTGAGCCTGCCCAAGAAGCCGGCGGCGGCAGACCGCCCGGTCGATCGGATCAGCAAGGAAACCGTCGCGGAGATCATCGCCGCGGCCGACGATCGATACCGGCTGGCGATCAGGTTCGCCGCCTTCACCGGGCTGCGCGCTGGCGAGCAGCTTGCGCTGACTTGGGACGACATCGATTTCAATGCCGGCGTCGTGCGCGTTAGAAAGGCGATTAAGGCCGGCGGATCGATCGGCTTGCCGAAGACGCGCGGCGGCGCGCGCTCTGTGGCGCTGGCCTCGCCGCTGTTAGCTGATCTCCGCGCCTGGAAGCTGGCCCAGCCGCGCGACCAGCGCAGGCTGGGGCTGGTTTTCCCGAACGACGCCGGCGGCTATCAGGACATCAACAACCTGCGCAAACGCGGGCTTCACGCATCGTGTAAGCGCGCCGGCGTCGAGCCGCTGCGCTGGCACGATCTGCGCCATTACTTCGCCTCGATCCTGCTTTTTGATCTGCAGGAAACCGACGCGGTAGTGACAAGCCTGATGGGGCATCATAGCATTGCGTTCACACACTCGCAGTATGGGCACTGGATGCCCGAAGCGCGGCGCGATCAGGAGATCGGGGACCGATTAGCGAAGGCTTTTTCTGTAGGAGGGTAAGGAAAAAAATGGATGATTTTTTTGCGGGCGCGCGCGGCGTGTTTGACGTTGTCGAAGCCGTAGCTCCCACAGTACAAGAGCTCACCCCTGGTTTTGTTGTGGGCGCGCTAGCCGCGATCACAGTAATTACAGAAGCGGCGTTCCCAGCCGCCGACATGAACCAGCTCTTGGAGGTCGCCAAGAAATTGGGTGAGGAAGAGCTGAAGGTGTAAAAAAAGCCCGCCAGGTGGCGGGCTTTTCTTTATCGAGCGCCGGCTTTGCTGGTCGCTTCGGCTATGTGGAGGCCCAGATAGTGGGCGTTCGGCAAGGGCGGAAAGGGGCTGGCCCGCGGCCGCCAGAGCATTCGTATTAGTTTCCTAATCACCGCGAGCACTCCGCGCCGAGGGCTGAATAGCCCGCTTTGTCGAGCCAACTGTCGCGGTGCGACGGCGTCGTGATCAACCGCGATGTCTTGACCCAATCCATCGCCAGCGCGACCTGCACCGCTGTGACTGGCTGCCCGAAGATCTCTGACCATCCGGCGGCAATGCGTCGAAAATTCTCGCGCGCGTCGCCGTAGTCGTCTTCGCGCGGGCCGCAAATAAGGGCGTTCGCTTCCTGCAAGATCTTCTCTCGCTCGCTCTGCGGCGCCGTCCTGGTACAGACGCGGCAGATGACGGTGCCCCCTTTGGCGTCGCGGATGTAGCCATTGCCGTGGCAAATAAGGCATTCGCTCATGCGTCACCTCTATCATCTTCGCCAGCCAGGCGACGCAGGTCAGCAAGCCGCACAAAATACTGCTTGCCGTCCTTGAGCAAAGGCACGTCGTTAAGTTTAAGAAAGTCGCGGGTGCGGCTGCGCAGGCCGCGACTATCTGATGACCAGAGGTAATTGGACGCCTCTGCAATCGTAAGCAGCCGCGCCATCATAGCAGGCCGAACCGCGCCGCGCAGGCGTCATCAAGCAGGCAGTCAAAGGCTAGCGCCGCGTACAGCAACGCGAGAATGCCCACAAAAACTAGATAATCTAGGCAGGATCGTATCACCGTTTCTCTCCATGTCAGTGCAACATGTACGGCTATACGACAAAAATTGATTTTATGTAAACAAAAAAATGACGTTAAACGTCTATTGGCCGATTCGGACTCCTACCACGCGGTGAACCGCTACAACGGCGGCTGCCTCGTAGACGACCTCTGCTGCTGGATTGAACTGCTGGCAGATGATTTTGCCGTTGCTGCGCCGCACCAGGCGCTTCACGACGGCGTGCGTTTCCCGGCCTTCCGCGATCTGTATGACGACGTCGTCGCCTGGCGTCGGCGGCAAGCCGGGGTGCACGAAGAGCACTTCGCCCGCGAAGAAGCGCGGCTCCATGCTCTCGCCGCTGACCAGCACGGCGTAGCTGTTGTCGTTGCCCGCTACCCATTCCGGGGCTGCCAGATAATCTACGGGCGAGGACACATCTGTTATGTCGTGGCCGAGGCCGCCCTGGGCGGCTCCATAAACCGGGATGCGCCGGCCCTCACGAGCGCCCGGCGGCGCCACAAACGAGCCGAGCTTCGTGCCCATCACGTCATCTAGGCTCACGCCCAGCGCCTCGGCGATCTGCTGCGCGATTTCGAGGCGCGGCTGAGCCTCCTGCCGTGCGTAGCGGCGTAGGTTGTGCGGCTGAACGCCGCTCATCTTTGCGAGTTCGGCGACGCTGAGGTTGCGCTCGGCGGCGAGTACTTTGATGCGGTTGGAACGTTTCAACATGACTGCAATGTAAACCTCTGGGCGCCGATTTGCAACGATGGTGCGTCATTATGTCGTTGTCCGATATGTAAAATATACTTACCAATTACACAAAGGCGGAAAGAGCATGCTTTTAAGGGACTACCTTCACCAGCACGGCTTCACCCACGAAAGGTTCGCGGATCTGGTCGGCGTGAGCCGCCCAGCCGTGAGTTTCTGGGTGCGCGGGATCAACCGACCCAACGCGCGCGCCGCGCGCCTCATTGCAAAAATCACTGACGGCAAGGTGACCGCGCAGGATTTCCAGCGCGCCTGGGAGATGGCGCAGTGAGCGCGCGTAATAAGGCCCGCGGATACGAGCTGGAACGCGAGGTCGTTCTCGCAGCCGAGGCAGCCGGGCTGGAAGCCAAGCGCGTGTTCGGTTCGGGCGCTCACAAGGCGCAGCTCGGCGAGGACTTCGCCGGCGACGTGGTGCTGGCCGGCTTGCGCGTTGAGTGCAAGCGCCGGAAGGGCGGATTCAAACTGCTTTACGACGCCTTTGGGCAGGACGACGCGGATGTTGTGTGCGTCCGCGCTGACCGCTCGCCGCGCCTCTACCTGCTGCGCGAGAGCGTTTTTTTGGATCTGTGTGTGAGAGCAAAAGGAGAGAAAGATGGCTCTAAATAGCGTTGTATCTGGCGCGGCAATGGCGCCGCCCCGAATTTGCATATACGGCCCGCCAGGCGTCGGCAAGACGACCTTCGCGGCGGGTGCCGGCAAGCACAGCATTTTCGTGCCGACTGAAGAGGGCGCGGACGTCGTTGGCGTCGATCGCTTCCCGCTCTGTCAGAGCGTGGGCGCGGTCATGCAGGCGATGGACGATTTGCTGAACGAGGACCACCAGTACAAGGTCGTCGCGTTGGACAGCTTAGATTGGTTTGAGACGCTGGTCTGGGACCAAGCCTGTATCGATGCCGGCGTGCAGTCTATCGAAGAGATCGGTGGGGGGTATGGCAAGGGCTACATCGCCGCGCTCGCGTATCACCGGCAGCTCCTCGGCAAGCTGACGCAGCTCCGCCGCGAAAAGGGCATGGCGTGCGTGCTGCTGGCCCATTCGCAGGTCAAGCGCTTTGAGGATCCGACGACCGAGGCGTTCGATCGCTTTGAGATCAAGCTGCATAAGCGCGCGTCCGATCTCTACACCGAGTTCTGCGACGTCGTCGGCTTCGCCAACGTGAAGATGACGACCCGCGAGACGACGTCGTCCTTCGGTCAGAAGAAGGTCAAGGCGGTCGGCTCTGGCGAGCGCGTCTTGCGCTGCGCCTCGCGGCCTAACTTCGTTGCCAAGACACGATACCCGATCCCCGACGAGCTGCCGCTTGAATGGGGCGCGCTCATGTCATCCATCACCAAAAAGGAGAGCTCTAATGGTTGAACTCAATTTCGTTGTCGCTGAAGCCGAGCCGTCTGGGTTCGGGCCTCTATCACCGGGCGAGTACGTCGGCGAGATCGTCGCCGCAGACGTGAAGCAAACGAAGGCGGGCACCAACATGCTGTCGCTGGAGATCCAGACCGAAAAAGGAAAGGTCTGGGACAACCTCAATCTTTGGCACACGAACCCCAAAGCGGTCGAGATCGCCAAGGAGCGGCTGTCGGCAATTGGGCTCGCGCTTGGCATGACGGTGATCACCGACACCGATCAGTTGTTGGCGAAGCGCGTGAAGGTGCGCGTCGGCATCCAGGATCGGAACCCTCAGTACAACGAGGTGCTGGGCTACGCGGCAGCAAGCGCTGCCCCTGCCCCTGCGCCAGACCCGGCTCCGGCTGTTCCCGCGTCAGCTCCTCCCCCGTGGGCGTGACGCATAACTGGCGGGCGCTGCGGCGCCCGCCTCTTTTCTTCAGGTGAATTATGACTGAGATCCGCCTCAACGAAAGCGACCCAGTGCTGACCGCCGCCGACGCCGAGATGGAGCGTCGCGAAGCAGCGAAGGCGCCGCGCATGTACCTTGGCATGAGCGGCGGCGGCTACTGCCCGCGGCGGCAGTGGTACGGCTGGCAGTGGGCCGGCGGGCGGCAGATACCTGCGCGCGGGCTAAGCGCGATTGATGATGGCAACCGCGGCGAGGATGTGATCGCGGCGCGCATCCAGCAGACGCCAGGCGTGACGCTGCTGACCCGCGATCCAAACACCGGGCGGCAGTTTGAGGTCGTCGATGCTGGCGGGCATGTGCGCGGCCACATGGACGGCGTGCTGCTGGATCACCCGGCGGCGCCGAAGACGCCGCACGTCTGGGAGTGCAAGGTCGTCAACGCGAAAAAATTCGCGGAGTTCCAGAAGATCAAAGCGCGCGACGGGCAAAAGGCGACGCTGCGGCAATGGGATTTTGTCTACTGGGTCCAGGCGCAGCTCTACATGTTGCACGGCGGCTACAAGCGCCATTGGATTGTCGTCGCGTCGGCAGGCTGCCGCGATTGGGACGCGGCGCGTACTGAGTTCGTGCGCGACGAGGCGGAGTATTTCGCCGAGCGCATGCGCGACATGGTCGCGAACGTGGACGAGATGCCGGAGCGGGTCGCGGAAAATCCGAAGTCGCCCGACTGCATGTGGTGCGACTTCAAGCAGATCTGCCATGAAAGCGCGCCGGTCGCGCGCAACTGCCGGACGTGCGTTTTCTCGCGGCCGATTGATGGGCCGCAGTGGCGGTGCGAAAGGCACAAAAAGCTGCTGGACGCAGGCGAGCAAGCGGCGGGCTGCGGCGATCACAAGCTGCGCGAGGCGCTGCAATGAACTGTCCTGATTGCGACGGCGAGGGTCGCGTCGAGATCGAGTACACGGTGGGCGGCGTCGGCCCGGCTGGACCCTGGCAGAGCTATGTCACGCGCATGGTCGAGTGCGAGCGGTGCCGGGGCTGGGGCGCGATCGAGGACGAGGAGAGCGATGATTGATGCATGGGCTCTGCGCCGTCTGTCTCCGGCCCGATCGAGGGTTTGGCTGGTCGCCGCGATTGCGCGGCTATGCAGCACCGGATCGCTGGTTCTGCTCGATGCGGCATGTCGACTTATGGAGGGAGAGAGAAATGGATTGGACAAAATCCGAGGACGCGGTGCTCCTCGAAGCTGGAAAGAACGGCGGGGCGTACCTTGAAAGCATCGACCGTTTCGATTTGAGAACGCTGTCCAAGGACGAATGGCTGCAGTTCCTGCGCAGCGTCGTGGGCCGCGTTGCGGAGCTGCGCGCCGACGTAGTCAAGGGCCTCGATGACGAGATCCCGTTTTAAGCATGGTCGCGCTGCCCGAAATCACTATCACGCCTGCGCGTACCGGCCTCGACGCTGTCCGTGATTTTACGGACGCGGCGTCCAGCTTCGGGCTGCAGGTCGGCGGCATGGCGGTCGCAGACGGCGAGATTCACCGCGTGCCTGACGGGGCGGCACGCGGGCGCCGGAACCTGTCCGGGTGGTATGTGCTCGCCGATCTCGACGGCACGCTGTACGGCAGCTTCGGCAGTTGGAAGGCAGGGCGGGGGCAGCACCATTGGTGCAGCCGCGACACTGGCACGCTGACCGTTGTCGAACGCGCGGCGCTGACGCGAGCGCGCGAGGCCCAGGCGCAGGCGATCGAGGCGCGGCGGCTGGAGGCCGCGGCGCAGGCCGAGGAGGATATCGAGGCGGCCGAGCTCGCAGTAGACGAGCACCCGTACCTGCAAGCGAAAGGCGTGCTGTCGCATGGCCTGCTGCTGCAGGATGACAAGCTGCTGCTGCCGATCATCGATGCGTCCGGGCGTGTGATTTCGCACCAGACGATCGCGCCTGACGGCGAGAAACGGTTCCTAGCCGGGGGCAGGAAGAAGGGTGGCTTCTTTATGATCGGGCGCCCTGCGGGCGTGATCTATGTGGCCGAGGGGTACGCGACGGCGGCGTCGGTATATGAAGCCACCGGCGATTGCTGCGTGGTGGCGTTTGACGTTGGCAACCTGGCGCCGGTGGTTGACGGGCTGCGCGCAGCCTGGCCGCGATGCGAGATCGTAGTGGCTGCGGACCATGACGCCAGCGGCGCTGGCATGGACGGCGCCAGGCGCGCGAAGCCTGATTATATCGTAATGCCGGACGAGGTTGGGGACTGGAACGACGTCTGGGCCGAGGGTGGCCGTGAAGCCGTTCTGAGGGGCGTTCAGGCGCGTATCGTGCGCGTCATGGCCTCGGGATTCAGCGCGGGCGAGATGCGAGCTGTGGAGCCGCGCAGGTGGCTTTACGGCAAGCATCTGATTCGGAGCTATGTGTCGGCAACGGTATCGCCAGGCGGCGTCGGCAAGACCACGCTGGAGCTGACCGAGGCCATTGCGCTGGCGACCGGGCGTGACCTGCTGGGCGTGCCGGTGCGCGAGCGTGTGCGGGTGTGGCACTACAACCTGGAGGATCCACGCGACGAGCTGTTGCGGCGCGCCTGGGCCATCTGCGAGTTTTTCGCCATTCCACCGGCAGAGCTGGAGGGCTGGCTGTTTCTGGACAGCGGGCGCGACTGCAAGATGATTGTCGCCGAGCCGGTAGACGGCATCGTTATGCCCACGATCGCTGCCGAGCAGGTGATTGAGCAGATGCAGCGGCTGGACATTGGGCTGCTCCAGGTCGATCCATTGGTGAAGGCGCACTATGCAGAAGAGAACGATAACAAGCAGATAGACGCTGTTCTCGATGTGTTTGGTGATATCGCCAAGCGGTGCGATGCGGCGATTGATCTTGTCCATCACACGCGCAAGCCGCCGAGCGGGTTCGTGGCGACGGCCGGCGACATCAACACGGCGCGAGGTGCGGGCGCGCTGGCTGGCGCCGTGCGCGCCGCTCGCACTATCACACCAATGTCCGACAAGGAAGCCGAAGCCTTCGGCATCCTGCCTGCGCGGCGGTCATGGTACGTCCGTGTGGACGACGCCAAGGGGAATATGTCGGCGCCCAGCGCCGACGCGGTGTGGTTTGAGCGGCACACGGTCGAGCTGAGCCAGGGCGACTATGTCGGTGTGCTGGCGCCCTGGTCGCCGCCTGATCCCTTTGATGAGCTTGGGGCAGTGTCAGGACAGAAGGTGCTGGTCGAGATCGAGCGCGGCCTGCCTGACGGCCAGCGTTACATCCTGCAAAACAAGCGCGGCACCGCTCGCTGGGCTGGCGGCCTCCTGGTCGATGAGGGCGTCAGCGAGGCGTCTGCGAAATCCATCCTGCGGACATGGATACAGACCGGCCTGTTGTTCGAAGAGACGTACCGCAACCCGGAACGGCGCCGCGATGAGGTCGGATTGTTTGTCGATTTATCCAAGATGCCGACGTCGTATCGGGGTTCGTTTGATGAGGAAACGCAACCTTGAGTATGTATGAGACAGGGATAAATTTGGAGCGCACTTTGGAGCGCGCTTGGAGCGCAAAAAGTGCGCTTCACCAAAAAAACCGTACTAGCTTGAAGCGCACGAGCGCACCAGTTGCCTTCGAGCGCAACTGGGGCGCACGCGCCACCAAGCATTCATCAGATTGAGGCGCTGAAGCATGGCTGATTTTGCAACTCTGCGTCGTCACTGCGGCGACACGTTGGGGCTGGCCGGGCTGTTCATGGAGGCGGCTGAGACAGAGCGGAAGATGCCGGCGGCGATGCGGAAAAGGTATCGCGTGGCGTGGCCGGAGTATGCGCCGGATCCGACGCTGGCGTATGGCTACAACGAGACAGAGGTGCGGCTGGGCGCGGCGACGTCGGCAGAGGTCAGCCGCTGGGATGCGGCGCTGGAGCTGACCAAGCTGTGGGACGCGGAGGATGCTCGCCTGGTTTGGGCAGTGGCGCACAGCGCGGTTGGGCGGCAGCGCGGGCCAGCCTGGAAGAAGGTGGCGAGGCTGATGCGTTGTCACCCGGCGACCGTGAAAAGGCGGTTTGAGCGGGCGATTTTGGAAATGTGGTACAAGATGTTGTATGGGTGTTGACGATGCACACGAAATCTAGTAGATTTTTTCTACATTGCGGCTCCTGCCGCAATCAGTTTGGCCGCCTCCGGGCGGCTTTTGTTTTTTTGGGGTTGGCGTGTGGCTGGGAAACTGAACAAGGCGAGGATGCAGGCCGTCTGTGACGAGCTGGCGAAGGGGAAGAGCCTGCGCTCGATCTGCGACAATGACGCGAAGATGCCGCATTGGGTGACCGTGCTGCAGGCGGTGCAGCGGGACGAGGAGCTGTACGAGCTCTACAGCAGGGCCAGAGCGATCGGGGCTGAGGTGTTGGCCGACGAGATGCATGACCTGGCGGCTCAGCCGTTGCCGGACGGCTTGGATCCGAGGCTGGCGAACGCCGAGGTGCAGCGGCGGCGGGTTGAGATCGATACGAAGAAGTGGACCTTCGCGAAGATGCAGCCACGCGGGGTGCGTCACAAGAAGGAGGACGTCGACCAGCAGCAGGGGCCGGTCATGCTGGTGTGGGGCCAGCAGGATGGCGAGCCGCCAGATCAAGCGGAGCCGAAGGCCGACGCCGACGTTGTGCGGCTGGTGGCGAACGACGGCGAGAGCACCCGTTAGTATGGGGCAGGGGCAGGCATAGCGCCACGCGCGCGGCCCGGCCTCGGCCAGGCGGGCCACCCCCGCCGCGTCTTCGCATAAAAAATGCGTAGGTCGGCCCAGCGATATCAATGACTTAGCGGACCCGTTCGCAAATCCTTCGCATCGCGGCGGGTAAGGCGGCCGGCAGGCCGGTGCCGATTTTCCTGGGCGGACCCCCCACCCCCCAAGAAAACCGGGCGCCGCTCACTAAACGATAATACGTCCAGAACTGAGGCTCATCGTGGTTAAGGCTAAGACAGCACCCCGCCCCATGCCCGTGCGGAAAAAGACGTGCATCGGCAGCTCGCCGCTCAGCCGCCTGGTCCGCAAGGGCAACCGGCGCAAGCGCTACAGGGGCCAGGGCAAATGAGCCGCGACTACGCCAAGGAGTACCGCGACTACCACGCCAAGCCGGCGCAGAAAAGGAACCGCGCCAGCCGCAACGCTGCCCGCCGCAGCCTGATGAAGTCGGGCCGCGTCCACAAAGGCGACGGCAAGGACGTGGACCACCGCGACGGCAACCCGCGCAACAACCGCGCCGGCAACCTGAGCGTCATGTCGCGGTCGGCGAACAGAAGTAAGAAGTAACTATGGGCGATCTACCATTCGGTTTTGGCATAACAGCACTTTTCTTGAAGCGTTCGAAAAATTCATGCTAAGAAGGTGCCAGCCGGGCACCGTGGCTAGCGCCGCGTCAACCGGCTGGGCTTTGCTTAGTCTGTTAACACCATAGGCTTTGCGGTCCTTGCCGCCCCCTCTGGTTGGCGGTTTCGCCGAACGTGCTGCTTGCTAGGCTCAAACACGTCGGCACTCGAAAAAATTAAGCGGTGGCCGTTTCTTCTTCGGCCACCGTTTCTTTTGAATGGTCCTCTTCTTTCAGTGAAAAACAGTAATCAAGAACAGCTGTCGCGCAGCGCGAACCGGGCGAAAAAGTGACCGCCGCCTGGACCCGCAAAGAGGGCAAGAACCCGAAAGGCGGCCTCAATGCAAAAGGCCGCGCTAGCTACAAGGGCGGCACGCTGAAGCCGCCCGTCAAATCCGGGGACAACCCCCGCAGAGCATCCTTCTTGGCGCGCATGGGCGGCATGCCTGGTCCCGAGCGCGACGAGAAGGGGCGCCCCACACGTCTGCTTCTCTCCTTGCGTGCTTGGGGCGCCGATAGCAAGGCCGACGCCAAGAAGAAGGCGGCGGCGATCAGTAAGCGAAATAAGGCAAAAGCATGAGCTTGTATGAAAATATGAACAAGCGGAAGAAGGCTGGCACCAGCCGTCCGAAGAGCAAGTCGAGCGTCGACGACAAGGCCTACGCGGATATGAAGGCCGGCTTTCCGAAGAAGAAGAAAAAGTCGGTGATGGGTAGGGGGTGATGCATTACGCGGCCTACTGCATGCCTGACGGCGAGGGCAAGGTAGGCCTGTGCATCTTCCTCGCGGGCTTTGACACCCCCGAAGCGGCTGAGTGGTTCCTGCAACAGCTTATGGGGCCTTGGGAAGGGTGGGAAGACCCGGAAAGCGGTACGGTGCATTGAAGACGATCCAGATCGACTACACGCCGCGCCCGCTCCAGCGGGAGCTGCACCAGATGCTGGACCAGAACCGCTTCAACGTGCTGGTCATGCACCGGCGCTTCGGCAAGACGGTCTGCGCCGTCAACCATCTCCTCAAGCGCGCGATCGAGGAGCAGAAGCCGAACCCCCGGCTGGCCTACATCGCGCCGACCTACCGCCAGGCCAAGAACGTCGCCTGGGACTACCTGAAGCAATTCAGCTCCAAGATCCCCGGCACGAAGTATCACGAAACGGAGCTCCGCTGCGATCTGCCCAACGGCGCGCGCATCAGTCTGCTGGGCGCCGAAAACCCGTCCAGCCTTCGCGGAATTTATCTCGACATGGCGGTGATGGACGAGGTCGCCGACATGCCGGAGAGCATCTTCCCCGAGGTCATAAGACCGGCGCTGTCTGATCGCAAGGGATCGTGCGCTTTTATTGGCACCCCGCAGGGGCACAACTACTTCCACGATCTGTGGGAGGCCGCCGCCAGCACAGAAGGCTGGAAGCGGAAGATGTACAAGGCGAGCGAAACGGGCATCGTCGACGAGGACGAGCTCCAGGCCGCGCGCGCCACCATGACCGAAGATCAATACGCCCAGGAGTTCGAGTGCTCCTGGGTCGCCAACGTGCCGGGCTCGGTCTACGGCAGGGAGCTACAGGACGCCGATGATCAAGGCCGTATCACGACTGTTCCAGTTATGCGCGACCACAGGGTCGACACTTACTGGGACTTGGGCATGCACGATTACACTGCTATCTGGTTTGTTCAGCAGGTGGGTCGCGGCGCTGTGCACGTTGTGGATTTCTACCAGAACCAGGGCGAAGGCCTGCCGCATTACGTTAGCGCGCTGCATGAGCGCGGCTACACTTACGGCAATCACTATGGCCCGCACGATCTGGAAGTGCGTGAGCTCGGCACCGGCAAGAGCCGCCGCGAGGCTGCGTGGAACCTTGGCCTCAATTTTAGAGTGGTGCCGCGACTGCCTGTCGAGGATGGCATCCACGCTGCGCGGCTCCTGATACCGCGCTGCTGGTTTGATCGCGACAACTGCCGGGACGGCCTCGAAGCACTTCGGCATTACCATCGCGCCTACAACGAGCGCACCCGACAGTTCCGCGACCAGCCTGTGCATGACTGGTCAAGCCACGCCGCTGATGCGTTCCGCACCGCGGCGATCGGCATGGAAAACCAGACCGCGTATAGCAAGCCGCCGCAGATACAGGCCGACATGGCCTACAACCCGTACGAATACGAAGGAGCAGCCTGATGAGTTTTCTTTCACCACCGGACCCGCCGCCCCCGCCGCCGCCGCCACCCGTGCCGCCGGATCCGCCGATCAAGCCGAAGGACACGAAGGAGCAGGAGCGTGTCGTTGAGCGCGCGACCAAGAAACGCGGCCTGCGCCAGGCGAACGTCACCGGCGGCCTGGGCCTG